GAGCGCATTCGAGGGTCCGGTGGTGGCACTGGCACCCGGTCCGGTGATATTCTGTTTGTCGAGTCGTCAGACTGGCCAGATGACGTTGAGCACGCTAAAGAGACGCGTGGCACGGACAGGCAGGGACTGACCATTGAGCGTGCGTATGAGCAGGGTCAGCTGGATGATGCTCAGGTGTTCGATGGTGAGGTTAAATACCAGAACGATGGATTCAGCCGTGTCTACACTGAGCAGTGGCGGCATGGGCAGGGCACAGTTGTGCCGTGGCAGGACCATGTGCTAAGCTGTGGCATCAAGGTTTTTGACCAGCCAAGTGTGCTATGTCAGGCTGGCGTGCATGAAACGGTTTGTCAGGGTGTTGCCGGTGAACTAAACGAGTTGACCAAAAAGACAAAGCGTATTATGCAGGGTTCCGGGACTGCGAAGGCTCCCGATTTTGTTTTTGTTCGGCGTTCCAAAAAAGACCTTGGTCCGGTTGACTGGGTTGTGTTATGGCAATGTGAGGATTCCAATGAATGAAGAAACGAAGCGACAGCGTATCAAGGAAAGTCAGGACCGTATCGCTCGCAAGTCGAGAGACCTGGGTGGCGGCACGACGGACCTTTATGAGCAGGTCAAGAATCAGCAGACTCGAAAGCGGGCTGACCGTGTGAATGCTAGGGCGGTTTGGAGGTATCGTGGTTAACGTTAAAGAGCTATACCTTTATCAGCCAGACATTCATCAATGTAGGTGTTCGTTACCAGTTAATTTTGAGGAGGGCAGTATGGACGAAAGCAAGGTGAAAGAGGCGGCGATTGAATATCTGAGGAACGAATGTGGGTATGGAGGTAATTGTTTTATACCCGAATCTTATGGGGGACCGCTTACAACTTCTGGTAAGGCTAGATATTTAGATAGAGGGAGGGCTGATAAAATTTCAGGAGATGAGCGTAGAGCAGTAGACTTTTTAGCAAATTATGACGGCGCCAAGTATGCTGAAAGGGCCTCCTGGTATCCGGACCTCAACCCCCAGGCCAAGCTCATCCTCGATGAGTGTGGCGTCCAGACGTATGAGGTTGAGGCTATTACCGAAGAGCTTTCAGACTACTATACTGGCAACTTAGAAGGTGCTCAGACGCTCCATGTGGAGAAGAAAGCTGTTTCGGGAGGCGTCCACTTTCAGGTAACTAGCAGTGACCTTTCAGGGGCGTATCTTACGTCTGATTACGATACGGCTAAGCAGTTACTCGAATCTCTAGGTTACGAGGTGGTTGAGTGAACCTTGAACAAAAGTACGCAAAACTCCAAGCAATTGTTAATGACTGCTTCTTGAAAGTCGGACAAATACTCTGGGGCCATGGCTACCTCGTGACGGCTTACGAGGAGGCGGTTCGCTTCGAGACCGACGACTACGATGACGTAGACGCTACCGAGGTTGACTTTGTCGACCTTTCTGATAAGGTAGACCCTGATAGCGTTCAGCAATCTGATATTGACTGGAACTGATGGGACTGCTTTACGACAAAGACGACCCGCCTCACGTCAAGCGGGGGCGAGCACTGGCGGCATTCTATGCGATGGTGTTCGGCCTTGCTTTGGCGGTTGTGGTTGGACTTGTGCTTATTTTGTGGTGGGGGTTGTTTTGAGTAGCGAAAACTCAAAAAACAGCACCACGCGCAACCCTCAGTACGACCCAGACTGTGTCGCTGAGGCTGTTCGTAAAGCTGACGGCAATTTGACAGCAGCGGCTGAGATGATTGGCTGCCACCGGACGACCGTTCAAAAGTACTGCAAAGAATTTGAGGTCTGCCGGAAGGCCAAGCATGATGCCCGCAACGAAATCGTTGACCTTGCTCGGACTTCACTTAAAGAGCGCATCAAAGACGGCGATACTAAAGCTATTCAGATAGCTGTTCGAAACTACGACCACGATACTGAGCCGGACAAAAAAGAAATAGACCACACCTCTTCTGACGACAGCCTCTCTCCGGGGGCCGACAAAGAGACGATTAAGAAAGCTCTGCAGGAGCTAGATACTGGCGATGAATCTTGACGACGTCGCCGAGTCGGAGCTTTTTAAAAAGCGGATTTACGGCAATCCGCTCATCCCATTTGACCCGACGCCTAAGCAGCTAGCTTTTATGGTCTCCCCGCAGACTGAAACGCTTATGGGCGGCGGTGCTGGTTCAGGGAAGAGTCTTGCCCTTCTCGGGGCGGCGGCCATGTATGTGCAGCAGCCAAGCTACCGGGCTATTATTTTTCGTCGGACCTACCCGAACCTAGAGCGGACGCTTATCCCGGACTCGCAGGAGCTTTGGTCTCAAAAGGCTGACTTTAACCAGAACAAAAAGAAGTGGACTTTCCCCAGCGGTGCCACGCTCGAGTTTGGCGTCTTAGACCATAAGTCTGACAAGTACGACTACCAGGGAGCTGAGTATCACTTTTTTGGCTGGGACGAGCTCTCAGAGTTTACAGAGCAGACTTACAAGTACCTCTTTAGCCGGACCCGACGAGTCAAGGGTGACCCGATACCGCTCCGGTGGCGCGCCACGTCTAACCCGGTGAATAACTTCAGATGGATTAAAGCAAGGTTTGGCATTGAGGGCAAGCAGTCCGTTGTTACCGAAGACCGTCGATACATCCACTCGGACATGACGGATAACCCTCACCTCGACGAAGACGAGTACCGGCAGAAGCTAAAGAATCTTACACCTGTTGAGCGCAAGAAGCTCGAAGAGGGAGACTGGTCGGAGATGAGTGGCGGCAACCTGTTTGACCGCTCCGACGTGCAGTTTGAGCAGTCGGCGCCGGAGATGGAGCAAGTCGTTAGGTTCTGGGACCATGCTGCTACTGAGCCGAAGCCGAGCAACCGAGACCCGGACTACTGTGCCAGCGTAAAGATGGGGATTGACGAGTACGACGAAGTCTGGATACTCGACGCCCGCCGCTGTCGGCGTAATCCATCGGGTACTGAGAAGTTTATAAGGCAGGCCGCCGAAGAGGATGGCCGGCAGGTGCCTATCAAGATTGAGCAGGAAGGTGGCTCTCAGGCCAAGTCAGCGATACAGTATTACGTTAAAAAGACGCTCCGGGAGTTCGAAGTTTACGCTGATACTGCGACCCGAGGCAAGGAGGAGCGGGCCGGGCCGCTGTCCTCGAAATGGGCGAATGGCATAGTCCACGTGCTACGACGTGACTGGACGCAGCCTTACATCGACCACATGCACGACCAGCCAGATGCTCCGCATGACGACTGGATGGACGCCAGCAGTGGGGCATTCAACTATCTAGTCGAAAATGAAGGGCCGAAGTATTGCTTTGGTTAGTTGACTACCGGAATAAATATGTTAAACTGTTTAAGGGAGAGTAGACCGGATTGACCATCACGGTTTAATTGGTTTACTCTCTCTATTAGACGTTCGTGCCAGCGAACGTCTTAAAACATCTTCCGGGCACTTGACCCCGAAACATTATTTTAATTCGTCAAAAGGGCTGTCCATCAAAGATGGGCGGCCCTTTTGCCCCCGTAGCTCAATGGTAGAGCCGCCGGCCAATACCCGGTTGTATTCAGGTTCGATTCCTGCCGGGGGTCTTCGGGACTAGCAGTCTTGTCCCTAATAAAGGCTGCCGCTTTATCATAGTTGTACCTGTACCCCGGTAGCGCCTACTGCCGGGGTTTTTGTCTGTCAGTACCGACACTCCGCATCAATGCAGACTCCATCTTCGTCGCACTGGTCGTCTTTGACGCACTCGACACATATCCACTTGCGCCGGCTTTTGTGCCAGCAGATGCTCTCGTCACCGTGGCAGTCGTTGCTGAAGGTGCATTCTTTGACGGGCTCGGGCTTTTTGTCTTTCGACGTGTCTGTTGCGTCTGCGCAGGCGGTCAGTGTCAGTAGTGCTATCAGTGGTAGATATCTCATAGAGCCTCCTCGTTGGTTGAATGTTAGGTTCAAAAGGTATGACACTCCGACCCTGCTGTCAACGTCTCACAGAATTAGGCTTGACTAATTGTCAAGTTACGATAGACTAGTGCAACAGTCATGGCTATATTTGACAGTCTAAAAGACGCAGTCGGGGCGCTATTCGGTAATGGTGAGTCGGCTCAGCAGGCGTTTGTTGAGGGGCGTCGCTATGTCGGTCGTAAGAACAAGCGGGCGCAGCTACGGGCGCAAAAAGAGGTGCCGGCGCTGTTCCGTGTGACCTCGAAGATTGCCTGGGACTTTGCATCAGTCGACTGGACATACCGCGACGTGGAGAGTGGCGAACCGATTGACGAGGATAAGCCATTTGTCAAGAGCCTGTCGCAACCTAATCCTGAGCTTACCTTAACGCAGGTCCGCGCCCTGTCTATGCAATATAGGGATGTCGTCGGTGAGTGGATACATGTCCTCGTGCCGACCGAAGACGAGACCGGTCAGCCAAAGCTTGAGTTCTGGCCGATTCCGCCGACGGACGTGCAGAAAAATGGTGATACCTGGGAGGTAGACCACAACTCGGCGCGCTACCAGATTCCAGATGATGCTGTTGTGCATGAGAAGATGCCTGACCTACAAGACCCGTATGGTCGTGGATATGGCTACGGCGGCGTTCTAAGTGACGAGCTCATGACGTTTGAGCACGCCAGTGAGTTTACGTCTGCGCAGTTCGCCAACTCTGCCCGGCCGGATGTGATTGTTAATCTCGAAGGTGGTGGCGAGTCCGCGATTGAGCAGTTCAAGAACATGTGGACCAAAAAATATGGCGGCCCGAAGAATGCAGGCAAGCCGCTTGTTTCTGCGGGGACCGGCGATATATCACTGGAGACACTGACGCCGCCGATTAAGGACACGAAAGTTCAGGAGATTAAGCAGGCTTCCATTGACGAGGTGCGCAAAAACTTCGGCGTGCCGCCGTCGATTATGGGCGAGTTGGAGGACTCCAACCGCTCCTCGATTAAGACCGAAGAGCTTATCTACGCCAAGAATGTATTGAAGCCACGGCTCAAGCAGTGGAAGCGTATGGTCGAAGAGGACATTGCGCCGCTGTTTGAGCGTAATGTCATTGCTGAGTATGAAGACCCGACGCCTCGGGATGTTGACAATAAATTGGAGCTGCTCGACAAGCGACCCGAAGTGATAACGGTCAACGAGGCCCGCGAGATTGTTGGGCTCCCTCCTCGCGAGGATGGGGATGTGTACTTGCGTCCAGCTGAAAAGAAGCTGCGCGAGGTTCCGGCTTCTGAAGTTGAGTCAGACGACCAGCAATCCAAGGCTGTCCCCGGTCCAGACAGCTGGGAGATGAAAGTCCTCGGGGACGAAGTTAAGGTCATTGAGTCTGAGCCAAAGCAGCTGGAGAGTGGCTGCTCGTGCTGTCCTCAAAAAAAAAGTAGTGTAGTCAAGCAGAATGGCGACGACTTACCTCCCGACGAGGAGCTTACTGAAGAGCAGCGGCAGACGATTGAGGATGCTGGTAAGTTGGCCTCTGCTGACCAGATACGCGATGAGCTTCAAGCTGAGTTTGAGTCGCAGATACGTGATGCTGGCGTAGAAGAGTCGGAGTTTCTGGATATTGAGCTGACGGATAACCAGCAGGAGAACTTCGACCAGAACATCACGCAGATGGTTGATGAGTTTGGGGCTGATAAGGTCAAGCAGATTAACGAGACGACTAAGCAGGACATCCGTGATGTAGTAAAGCGTGGTGTCGTCGAGGGCAAGAACCCGCGGGACATTACTAGTGACATCAATGGCCTTGTCAGCGACCAGGTGGATACGCCGAAAGGCAAAATGACAATTCCCAATCGCTCTCAGACGATAGCACGGACTGAAATGGGGCGGGCGCAGAGTGCTGCAACGCATGAATTCCGGAAGGCTACAGGGGAGTTTCAGCAGAAGAGATGGGTTGCTACTCGCGATAACCGTGTCAGAGCTGAGCACATTGGCATTGACGGGCAGCAGCGTGACATGGGCAAGCCTTTTGAAATAGGTGCCAATGACGCCATGTACCCACTCGACTTCGGTGTCGCCGAGCTGGACATCAACTGCCGCTGTACCACGGTGCCGATTGCTGACGAGTTGACGGAGCTAAGTGTTGATGGCGTCGTTGAGAAGGTACATCCGGACAAAGAGTTATCAGACAGGTTCAAGGACGTTTACTGGGATCGGTTTGACAAGTCGCTGCAGGACAGAGAGCAGGAGTTTTTAGAGGTCGTTGAGAGAGTGTTGACAAACCAGTTTGAGGAGCATATACTACCAAACATAGAGTCAGTGCTAAGGAATTAGGTTTGGCTAATAAACTTTTTAGCCTGACCTAATCCATTTATTAGTCGGGGCTAAACTTTCATGGGCGAAGACACCAAGATTAAACAGCTCGATAACGCGGAGCCAGAGCTTGTCGCAGACCGGACACTACGATTTACGGCCACTACAGAGAGTGAGGACCGGGACGGCGACATTGTCCGCGTGCAAGGGCTAAATACTGAGGCATTTGAAGAGAACCCGACCTTTTTGTTTGCCCACCAAGACAAAGAGCCTCCGATTGGCCGCGTAGTTAAAATTGAAAAGCGGCCAGGCAAGATGCTTATCGATGTCAAGTTCGACCCCGATGAGTTTAGCGACATGATTTTCCAGAAGTACAAACGGGGTTCGATGAATGCCGTGTCGATTAGCTTCGCCCCCGACATGGAACAGACGCTTGAGCGTGAAGACGGCGGCCTTGACTTTGTTGAAGCTGACCTGCTCGAAGTGTCTGCCGTACCAGTGCCAGCTAACCCCGAGGCGACGGCA